TCACTATATACTCTTCATTATCTCTCTAACAAAGTCAGCATTTGCTTTCTTTGTTTCATCACATATTGTTCCTGCTGTACTGACCGTTTCATTACATAGTTCTTTTGAAACTTCAATACACCATCTTTTTAATTCTTTTAACATTATTCGTCCTTTTTATGTTTGCCTAAAATTTCTACAATCTCCCAAGTACCATCATTATAATGATGTACTCTTGCGTCAACTAAATCACACATAAATGCTAATGACTCACCATCTATTTTATAAGTTATACCATTTATTTCTACACTATCTGTTTCGTCTGCTCTATTTCTCCAAGCTTTTTCAACTTCTCTTTTGGTCTTTAAGCAATCAGACATACTATTTGCGCCTTTATGGTCAATCAATGTACCATCTGCAAAAACACAAACTGCAAAAACTACTTCTGGTTTTTGTGCGTCAGCCATATTTTTTGGATCACACGTTGCGTGAGCCTCACTTGCAAAAGCATTATGGCTAAATAATAATGCACACATTAAAATAATTGCATATAATAATTTTTTCATATTTCTCCCTATCTTATTGGTGGTACATATAATATGCCACCATTATTCCATAAATTGTTTAATCCTCTTTCTAAAGCAAGTGGTGTTTCTTCTCCCACATTTCTTTCAAAAGATTCTCCGTAGTTTCCTACTTGTTTAATAATATTATATCCAAACTTCATTCCAAGTCCTAACATAGGACCAATATAACCTTCCACCCCTAAAATTCTTTTAACTTCTTTTGATTTAGAAGTTAACATTAAATCAACATTTTTAGAAGTGATACCTGCCTCTTCAGCATTAACCATAATGTTATGTGTCCATCTAACTACATCTTCCCATTCTTGGTCGCCTTGTCTTACAAGTGGACCTAAAGGTTCTTTAGATATAATTTCAGGTAATACCATCCAATCATCTGGATTTTCTGCACCTGCTCTTGCGGATGCTAAACCAGAAGCGTCTGTAGTAAAGACATCACACTCACCACTAAACAATTTTGCTTTTGCGTCTTTGTTACCTTCAACATATACTGGTCTATAAGCCATATTGTTTTCTGCAAAGTAATCATTTAAATTTAATTCGGATGTTGTTTCTGCTGTAATACAAACAAACGCACCATTTAATTCTGTTGCATTTTCAATATCTAAATCAGTAGGTACTAAAAATCCTTGTCCATCATAATAATTAATACCTGCAAATTCAAACATTAAATTAACATCCCTACTAATTGTCCAAGTAGTGTTTCTTGCAAGTAAATCAATTGAACCTGAAGCTAATGTTGGAAATCTTTGAGCAGCGTTTAAACCTATAAACTCTACTTTACTTGAATCTCCAAATATTCCAGCGGCAACTGCCCTACAAAAATCAACATCTAAACCACTCCAATTTCCTTCTTCGTCCTTAGCGGAGAAACCAGGTAAACCTGCATTAACTCCACATACAACATAACCTCTATCTTTTACAACATCAAGTAGACCTAATTCTTTTTCTACTATAAAACTCTTTGTTGTATTACAACCTACTAAAAATAGTGTTGCAATTAATATCATTAATAATTTTTTCATATAATTAATCCTGTGTTAATACTTTAATTTTTTTATCTTTCTTCTTTTCAGTTAATGATTTAGCTGTACCACCCAATTTTAAACTACCTGATTGGTCTGGCATTTTATTTCTAATACTAATAATATTGCCATCTTTATCTATTTCAGCCATAGATGGACCACAAATTACTCTACGGCCATCCCTTAATTTTTCAATCCTTCTTTTATCTTTCAAGCAATCCATCAATCCATCGTATTTGATAAATTCGCTTGAAGTATCCGTAACAATAAACATTGTTATAATGGTAACTAATGTAGCGGCATCCATATCTTACTCTCCTGTTATACTTCCGTTTTTAGCTTCTCTAATTTTGTCCTTTAACTTCTCAATATCTGTTAAAGCCTTTTCCATATCCGTCTGCAACCTCTCAATGTTTACTTGGTTGTTCATCATACCCTTTAATTGCGTTTGTAAGGACTCCACTTGTCCTGACAGAAATTCTATAAGCATAAATTGCTCAGAATCAGCAGGCGGAGAACCTAAATCTCCCCTTGGCCATTTGATCCTAAATTCATTATTTTGTGCAATATCACCTTTGATTAAACCATCAATATCTTTATCAATTCTTTGCACTTCACTACTTAAATCTTTTGCTGCTAAAGTAGATTTAGTTTCTAAATTATTTAATCGCTCAATCACTCCAAAAAATGCCCAAATTCCAATACCGACAGCACCCACTATGGATAATAAATTACGCATAGGCATTGAAATTGCTGTACTATCTGATATCTTCATAAATCTCCTTATTTCTTATTTTTAGGTAATTTCGCACCAGGTTTACCAACATATAGTCCAAAGAAGGCAGCACCAGCACCAACAATAGTTGATATATACATTGCTTGTGAATTGGTTGGGTCTGGTAATGTCATAAACCAAGTTACTGATTTATAGAAAGCAAAAATGTATGCCAGCATTACCATTCTAGGTATAACTCTAAATTTGTCTAATAGACCTGCTAATTTATTATACCAAGTAGGAGCGTCTTCTCCTTCATCAGGAACAAGGTCACTTCTCTTTAATTCGTATTCTTCGGTTGTCTTTTTAACCTTTATTAAATCGTCTGCCATATAGTCCTATTTATTTGCTTGATTCCTCGCCCTAATTCTATCATTTTCTTCTTTGATATAATTAGACAATAAACTCACATATATTTCCCTCTCCCAAGGTATCATATTCTCTAATTCGGTTAGTGAATATTTATGATGTTGCATTAACGCAAAATTCACTTGATAGTAATTTTCTAAAGATTCGTGAGAGAGGGCGACACGAAAAAATCCTGTAACCCTTGCAACGTAATCGTTGTTTTAACTTTCGTTTTAGGGTTCTCTATTTCTACGTCTTGCTTCAATTTAGGCATAGTATCAAAAAAATCATTGATTTTCTTAAATGCCTTATTATCTAAACTCTCTAAAAACTTATCTAATTCATCTTTAGTATAATCTCCAGCAGCGTGTATCTTATCTCCTTCATACACTTGATGTACTGTATTTGCTAGCATTTCAAACATATGCTTAGTTTTCAAACCTGTTTTACCTAAATTTTCTGGATCAACAGTATTAACAGTAGGATAACTCATAATCATTCCTATCTTTTTTTTCTCATCAATCACAATGTTATTAGTATGGTCCTCATCTACGTGTACTTCCACTTTAGATAAATCTACATCAACTTCTGCATAAGTTTTCTTATCATCTGGACATAACAATTTAAGTTTTGTTATCTCACCAACTGACTTCGCTCTTATCTGTAAAAATAGATACTCTACATCAAATATAGGTAGTGTATTAATATCTACAATACCAAATGTACAAGTGTGTACTATTTGTTTCAAAGCTTCAGTCATTTCTTTATTACTACCTGACTCTAATGCCTGTAATAATATTTTTTCCTCTCTTACAAGGAAAGGTCTGTACTTAACCTTAACGTCCTTTGATGGTAACGTCAATTCATATGTCGCTGTTTCTAATATCGGCAATGCCATAATTTACTCCTTTTATTATATTAGTTTCTGTTTATAACGAATGGTGGAAATACTCTACCTCCTGTACCTTTACCAATTGGTATATCTCTTCGTATTTTCTCAATAACTCTTTTACTTGCTCGTCTAATTTCTGGTGGCATTTTAGATAATATTCCACCAAGTATTCCATAATCTTTAGCAGGTTTAATGTTAGGCATATCTGGTATACTTTTTCCATATGCAACACCATTTACTGCTTCTAATGTTATATTCTCCCAAGTTCTATATGCAAATGTTATAGGTATGTCCATAGGTATCATATCATCTACTACTGCTTGATACTGCATTTCTCCTATTGTTTCTGGATATACTTCGTGCAACCTTATACCATAAGTCATTCTAAAATTATCATCATAACCTCCATCTTTAGAAGTTTCTCTATATTGTCCTAACTGATAAATTTCCATAGTGCCTATATAGTCATCATAATATTGTAAATTGTGTGTTCGTAAACTATGCATTTTACCTTGCCAAGTTTCAAAGAAAGCTCTTTGTCTTAAAAACTTATCTCCCATAAACATACACTCCATAGTTGACCCATAACCATATGCATAAGGCATTTTTCTACCTGGTCCATAAGTTACAAAATTTTCAGTTAATACATCCCTATGTGGTAATTTTGCTGATGTACACATCAATTCTACGTTTCGTTGCATTTGAGGTGAAGAAAGAAGTGTATCTCTATCTAATACGTATCCTTCAGTATCAGCGGATTGTTCATAAACATCCTTTGGCGGAAATACTCTAACTAAAAATCTATTTGCTCTAGCAACACCTTCACCTTGATTAATTTCTGTAATAAATTTACCAATAGACGTTGCTTGATTATGACCAGGTCGTTGTTCTTTAAATCTCTTATCGCCTTCAACATTATCTAATGACCTATCTCTTGGAAGTCCTATTCGGATATCCATATTACCGATACGTTTACCTGCTCTAAATATTGCCATTAAACTTTTCTCCTACTGTCTGACCACACTCTTTGTGGTGTCGCTTTTCTAAATTGTTGTACAGGTAGATATACTGCAATTGCCATTTCATCTGTATCTATTCTTAAAAAGCTTGACCTAATATGTTTCCACAAATATTTCTTAATTGTTGGTTTAATCAAACCTATATTTTTAAGTGTGTTATATGACGCATTTATTATTGTAGTACGGTCAAAATTTGTATTACTAGCATATCTTTGTAACTCTTGTAATAATTTAAATCTCAACCCATAAGGTAAATAATGAAAATTCAACCCTACAAACCCACCTCTAAATGTATCTATAGGCAACACTAATGGAAATATATCATAATATGGCAATGTCTTCTTGCCTTTAGGGTCATAAAAGTAGAAATTCAAACGACCTGCACTAGGTCTAACATTCAACTTACCACTTCTCATAAGAGCACGTGATCCTATCTTATTAGCGATACTGCCTATAGCATTTCTATACCAAGAGTCTGCCTTTAGCACCCCCTTTTGTCTGTCCACTATGGGTTGGAATATATTTACCATATGTATATTTATAATGAAAAAGGGCACCTATTACTAGGTGCCCTTAAAGTTTAACGTATTTTTGAGAGAGAAAGGTCTACTCTTCGTTTGCCAATTTACTAAAATAAGACAACGTATCGTCTTCCTCGCTAGCAGGTTTAGAGTGACTTACATCAACTTTTTTCACTTTACCGTTAGTCTGTTGTGGGAGGTCTACAGTTTCCACGGTACTTGTGTTTCGTGTTCCCATAATTACCCTATTCAGTTTCTCTTTGAGTTCGTCATAGGTTTTAAAATTACTAGGGTCCACAAAAGCTTTTAAAGGATATTGTTTCGCCCATATTGCTTTAATAGCAGCGTCTTCAGTTGCTACTGGCGTAACTCCTTCAAATTCAGATTTGTCATAGTTCCAATAACCATCAACTTTTCTAATTTTTAATTTAAAGTTTGCACCTTTCCAAAAATCAAATGGGTTGATTGCTTTTTCATCCTCAAATTGAGGTTGCATTGCTTCTGATATCTTATCAAATATCTTTTTACCAAATTTGAATAAGAAAACTTTGCCTTCATTTTCTGGATGTTTTGGATCGCTGACCATATAGATGTTAGAATAATATGATAATTTTCTTTTTCTCTTACGAGCAATATCTTTATCACTATCTACACCTGTATTCCACAATCTAGTATTATCTTCACTAACTGGATCTTTAGTACTTAAAGTTGTTAATGAATTTTCAATGTACCAACCACCTTTGTCTTGAAATGCGTGTGACCATACTCTTTGCCAAGGCATTTCT